ATTCCATCTATTAATAATCTTAATATCTTTATCTTCAACACTCCTCTGTCCCGGGCCGGGTCGCTCTACCCTTCTTGTTTTTCCGCCACACTCAGGACATTCTGTATCTCGGCAATGTTCATCAGTTTTAAAAGTGTGTCCACAGTCTAGGCACTCACATTCATATTTCTGCTTTTCTTCCTTTTTTACCTTGTCATCTTTTTTGTCTTTATCGTCTTCTTCGTCTTTTTTTAAAGCGTCAGTCTTACAACTAATGCAACCTTTTTCTTTCATCCATTTTGTAATCTTTTTACTAATATCTTTTTCTTCTTTTTCTTCTATTTTTTCCATACTCTTTAGCAATGTTAAAGCCTGCGGATTGGCTGGAACTGCGACTGCTGATACTTCTAGTAATTCATTCATAGAACCCTCAACACCCGGTATATATCCAACACTCCACGCCTTTAAAAATTTATTCTCAAACATAGAACGTATGTCTGATGATAGCTGAGTAATTCCGTGAAAGATAGGCTCAAAAACTAATTTCTTGCCCTCAATACGAATATTCTTTGCTATACCAATAGTAAATTGTGGTCGATAATCGTGCCCGGCTTGTAATACAGGATTTTTTTTGAATTTAGATAAATCCCAATCACTTACCTTAAGCACATCACCGACTCTGTCTGTGTCTTCGGTGGAACCAATGGCTGTCATCTGACCGTCTTTGATTTCAGTCAACAGTTCCAAATGTTGTTTATCATTTTTCATATGGTAGTGATTAAGTTAATAATTGTAGAACTTCTGTTCTTTTGCCTACCGGCTTATATATTAATTTTCTATGTATATTGGTGCAAGGTCGCAACGGCAGTTTCCACACCAAACGCACTTGCCGTTTCTTCTTACATACAACGTATGGTATTTTTCAAGCTCTACACAATAGACAGTATCGTTGTAATCAATTTTCTTGACTTCTATATTATTTAGTAAAGCATTTTGTGAATAGCATTCTCTTATTATCCATATATCATAATTTCCAATATAGATACCGTTTTTGTGTTTTACTGCTTTATCTTTATTTTTTTGTAAATAATATGACGGTCTCCTGCCAACTTTTATAATGAGTTCACCCAAATCATCAGCCAATCTTTTTGATGAAGTAAAGTAAGATAATTCATCTTTAAAATTTCCATCTTTCCATTCTTTTGCTTTTCGTGTTGAACCATCTCCTAACCTAAAAGCATCTAAAAATATTCTTATATATTCTGGTTTCATTTCTTTTATAGTATTTGGCACAAACTTTTCAAATGATTTTCCAAACTGAATTAAATACTTTCCAAAATCAGTGTCATTAAAAGAAATTTTATCATTGCTAATTTGCAACTTAACCGGCAAATCAATCAAATCATTATACATCTCTTCAAAATACTTTTTCTGCGAGATTGAAATTTGATAACAGTTATCGCCTCTCTTAGTTACGCTTCCTTCGCTTAACCACCAACCCATAAATCTGCAAAATAAGTCTGAAGATATTTTATATTTCCCAATGCTTACATTATCTATTTCTTTTCCCTGCCATTTTGAAGAACGATACAATATCGCCTCTGATGGAATTTTATTCGCCTCTATAAATTCAAAATTATTTCTTCCCATTCTTTTGTCCCATCTTTTTTGATAAAACATACTATGATTTGGCGTAACCTCTAAGTCAAGATTTCTTGACTTAAAAGAAATTAATTTTTCCTGTTTGTGGCTAACTAAATTCTTGACCTTAACCCACTCAAGATTAAATGTTTTAGGGTTTAAAGATAAAATTTCTTCGCCAATCTTTATATCTTTAATCAACTTGAAACCATCCCTTGTATATGTTTCAGTACTTTTCTCATAAGAATTCGGATGAAGAGGCGGATGCTCTGTGGTATCATAATCTAAATCCATAGTCCCACCATCATCTCCTTTGGCTGTGTCGCCTTTCTTAAAGAATGAATCATTCAATGGAACTACTTTTCCATTCATTGGCGCACAAAATTCACAAGCATCTGGTTCAGTTATCCATTCCTTTGCCGCGACAACCTCAGAATCAACAAATGATTGCTGTGTGGCAGACACATTAAATCTAGCTGTTTCTGTTCTTGCTATTCTTTCTGCTCTAAAAACTTCTGCCTTTGTAAATACTGTTTCTATTCTCTTTGATATATCTCTTATGCCTTCATTCAATTTAATTCCCTCAGTCACTTGATCCCTTATTGTTTTATTGGTTGCGATTGTAGCCTCCTTTGCAAAACGTCTTGTATCTGCTTTAAGAAGTTTTTGTATTTTTGGATCAGAAGTATCTGTCTCCATATCAACTCCTAAGAAGTCAAAAGTTCTATCTCCACTCTCTTTAAATACTTCCTCAAGTACAGGCATAACGATTGCAATTGTTCGCAACTCCTCGGTACTCTTGTCTAGCATTAATTTAGATGTATCAATAGCAGATTTTATTGATTTAAACTTATCTAGCTTTTTCAACACCTCACGTTTCTGTTCTCTAAAAACTTTTCTCTGTGCGTCCTTAACCTTTTTTACAAACGCAAGATACACTCTATTTTTTAATTGCCAGAATAATCTTTTCTTTTTGCTGTCCCATTTTTTACCTTTTACATTCTCGTCTACATTATCATCAAGTTCCTTTATTATCTGGTTTCTAACTATCTCTTTAACAACTTTCAATTGGTCTTTTGTTAATTTTTTATGCTGTCTATGTTTCATTTGCATAGCCCTCTCTAATGGTATGGTTCCTTTACTCTTTTTATTTTTATCTGACACTTTACAAATTTTTAATATTTTCTGTGGGGGTAATTGTGTTTCTTTGTCAGTCCCAATAGGCGCAAGATTAAGTGGCAGATAAATTTCATCGCCATTTTCCATAGGAGGCAATTGTTCTTCCTCTCTAATTTCATTTATTGTCTTCCACTTATTAACTGACTCTGAATGTTCTTTTAGTTTCTGGTCGTCATCATCTGGGATAGGGTTCACAAAATCTAAATATTTATTTTCACTGTTTGGAAATAATGGAACATAAAATTCATTAAACTGTTGAATAATTCTTTCCATTTTAGGTTGTATAGTCCACCGCGCGAATACATAAGATGCTACCTTAGAGGATGCATAATTTGTTCCTTCTGTTTGCGCTAAGACTGCCTTTGGCACTCTGAATATTCCGAATATCTTATCTCTAGTCATCTTCAATTGCTCATTGAAGTCCATATCCTTTTGGCTAACAGCAACTTGGTCATACTTCATATCACCGAACAGAACCATTAATTTGTGTGCTTTGTCTGTGCCTTGATATTCATTCTTAATACTATTTTTTAAAACTTTCTTTTGTTCAGTAGTCATCTGCGATTGTTTGACTGTTAGGATGCCATCGGCTCTTGCTGAGTTCTTGTAAAATTGCAAGTTCCAAGCCTCTGCATAATTTTCAATATCAACTGTTTTAGCCGCGGCTTCCAAAGTTCCTAATCCCCTAAATGGTCTAGCAGGGTTAGGATATTTAAGAAATATAACTTCATCAGTAGTCAAAGTTATTTTTTGTCCTCTGCCAACGTCATATTTATAACCACTTATTATATTTTTCTTGTCTGCTATTGGATAAATTTTACTAGGGTTTAAAAAGAAAATGTCTGTCACACTTCCGTCTTTATCTCTCTCCAAAAACAAAGGCGCCTCACCTGTCAATTCGAGATAAGCGCCTATTAACCAAAACAAATCAAACTTTGTAGTAAAATTATTTACCTTGTAAAGTGTATCTAATATTGGATCATCTTTAACTATTTCTATTTTATCTCCTTTTCTCTCATATAAAACAATTTTCATTTGCGCCAATTCTTCCGCAATAGCATTGGTACAGGCATAAACCCAGCCTTTCATTTCCTTTAATAACTCTTCATTCTTTTGGTATCCTAAACTATACTGACCTACATTATAAACCTCTGATCCAGCAGGATTTATGGCAGTTTTAGTAAAAACATTTTTTAATTTATCAAAAATAGACATAAAAAAAACATCTAAAGAAATTACGACAGATGAGTTCGTAAACTCTTTAGACGCTTTTATTCTAACCTCGTAAGGTTAGGTATTCAATACTCCGCAGAGCATAAATATCGCCTTTAATAGTAGCACTTATCCACAAGCTACCTGTTATTTTAAAATATACGCTATTTTAATACATAAGTCAAGTTTTTTGTCAAGTCTATTAATCTCTCATTAATCCTCTCTCTATATTTTTCTTATTTAAAATCATTAATACATCTCCACGAAAAACAACGTTGCAATGTTTACATTTGTAATCTTTGTCACGTTTTAAATAAGGTTCTTTTGTTTTTGTTATGATAGCATTGCATTTTCTAGGGCAATACCAAATAAATTCAGGCATTTTTTTTCCTATTAATTTCCTCAATAAGTACTTTATATTGTAATACAGAAAGATTAACATCTCGTTTTTTTGTTATTTCTTTTAGTCTTTTCTCAGATTCAATTTGCCTATTCTTAGGATCCATAAAACTCATTATATCCTCTGGTGAAAAAGCGACTGGTATTCCTAATGCTCTCGCGATACTGGTTTTATTATCACTCTTATATTTCCATCTACCAGTTTCACTACGTGGATTAAGAACTATATCAACGTCTTTTAGGTTTTCTCTCAATGTGTCCCAATCAAATGATTTTGTACTATGCTTTATTTTACCATATCCGACAGGTGGCATATATTCTTTCTCAGATATAACTAGAAGTTCTAACTTCAATTTATTTAATTGTATTACAGCCGGGTTTAAGGCAAAGAAATTATGGCTATATCCAAACCACGCTACTTTTTTTGCCTGTCTATCTTTCACTTCAATTGGCTTGAACATCTTTAGATCTAATCTGTCTGGGATATACACTACTGGTTTGTCTGTAAAAGCTCTTATACTCTTAGTCAACAACCACGATGAACAAGTTATCGCGTCCACCTCCTCTATCATTTCCTTGAACCTGTATCCCCAATGCAACCAATCAGCATCACAAATATCTAAAATCTTCACTCCTTTCACAAGTTTAGCGTGTTCTGGAAAATAAACTTTCTGATAAATAACAACGTCATAATATTGTCCGTACTTAAACACCTCTGCATCTTCCCAATACTTTATTAACCAATCACAACGAATAGTCGAACTGCCGACTTGTTGTTTACCCTCAAATTTACGAAATGGAAAAATTCCGCATTTATAATTTTTCATAACTATTTCCTCTCTTAGTAATATTATGGCAATCACAACATAAAGTTTCACCATTATTTATGTCCCATAATTCTTGACACAAATAAGCTTCATCTTGTGTAATTATTTTATTATCATATAAAATTAAAACAAACTCTTTTTTATGATGAGCCTCTATTTTACCTCCTCTTTTACCACACTCTTGGCAGGTATAATTATCTCTTTTAAAAACTTTATCACGCCATTTCTTATATCTTAATCCTTTTCTTAATTTATCTGCCAATGAACTTTTACCTCCATTCCAATTATGATGTTTTTTACCAGTAGGAAAATTTCTTTTACGTCCGTGCCACAAATTTCTACCTTTCAATTTCTTACTCATTTTTAATTTTGCTGCTTTAGTATGCGGTTTATTGTGGACAGGTAAAGGTAATGTTTTCATTCTTTCAAATGAAGCACATCGCCCACATCTCTTTGACAC